ATCTGTAAGATAATCTGCAATTATTCCACGTGAAACGTCATGTATATTTCCATCAGCAGTATTTGTGTCTATTAGATATTTTTTTGGATCTATTATATCAAACTTAATGATTGGTTCTACTGACACTTGTTTATTATCAATTGTTGTAATATCTACAGGTTGAACATGAAAGGTATCTATAGATTTCATCACTATATGTACCTCATCAAGTAATGGTATTTTCCAATTAACTCCTTCTTTTAAATTGTATTTGTACTTACCAAGTCTCAATAGAACACCTGATTCGTAACATCTCAATACAACAATTGGGGAGAAATAGTCTTTAAACTTTTCTGCTACCCATTCAATTGTACTTATTAAAAGATTTCCGTCTAGCATTATTTAGTTTTTTTAGTACGTCCTTTTGCATTTTCTCTAGCAACAGCTAAATCATTTGCTTGATTCTCTCTAGCCACTTGTAGTTTTTCTCTCTCTAATGCCATCTTATCCATAGCTTGTTTACTCTTAGATTGAATATCCATCACCTTCATATCATAATCTTTAGCAGCTTTAGCCTGGTCATTAGTTAGCTTACTCATTTCTAGTACATCTGGAACAGCATTTGCATCCATATCAGGTAGAGGACCACTTTTAGCTTCAGCAGCTATAATGGCAAGTTCTTTCTTATTAATCCTGTCTAGCTCATTTTGATAATCATCATGTGCAAGTTGTTGTTCGTGTTGAGCTTGAGCTTGCTGTAATTGAGCTTGAGCCTGTTGTTGCTGTTGTTCAAGCTGTTGTTGTTGCTGCTGTTGCTGTTGCATTTGCATAGCTTCTTGCTTCTCCTTAAGTGTCTTGAACACTTTTTTCATCTGACGTACAGAATCTGTACTGTATAATTCAATAATGTCATGAAGACTTCCACCATTCTGTATAACAGCTTGTGACAATCCTCTAAGCTCATTAAACATCTTCTGATCTTCAGGTCTATTAGTAAGGAACACTTTAAGATCTCTAAACTTAAGATCTGATCCGTTCACTTGAACAAATGCAGATTCTCCATTATTAGTGATGTATGACAATGTTGATTGTGGTTTCTTACTTTCTACATATAAAGCTGCATCTATAATAGCTTGATAGAGTTGACCAAGAACATATTCATGAGCTACAAATAAAGGTTCTGTTTGAGAATAAGACTGTGTAATAGCAGTGTTTGTACCTGTAGCACTCTCACTAGCTGATACACTTCCCATTCTTTGTTTAGACATACCTATCAGTTCCCAGCACTCATTCTTTAATTGTATAGCTAGTTGATAACGAGCTTGCATTTCCTGTGTACGTGTAAGATCTAAAGATGTAAATTGATTGAATGAACTAGGAGCTTTTAAATTCTCAGGACTATCATCTATAAATACCACACCTCTATTACGAGCTTCCATTTCCCAGATATCCAAAGCATCTTGTGCATCTCCATCTTTAGGAATAGGAATATGTCTCAATGACATAAGTTGCACTTTACCCACTTCTTTCTCAAGTAGTTTGTAAAGCTGGTTCATACATACATTATATAACACTTGGAAAGGTTTCATAAGATCCACTAAGCTTTTAGGCTCTGTATTTTTAATCTCATGTACAAGTCCAATGATAGGACAATAGTTTAAAAGTTTATATGGTTTAATGAAATAGATATCTGGACCAATCTTAATTCCTTGATACCATTGGTTAATCCATCCCCATTCTAAAGATTGTTGTGTAGGAATAGTTCCTGATTTATAGCTTTCGTCAACTAGGGTTGATTGCTCATTACCCATTTCATCTATATATATCAACTTACCAATCTTCTTCTTAGAAATCCAATAGCTTCTTACTACAACATATTTATAACCAAATGAAGATACATTAGATGTAAGTCCTAAGAAATCTTTAAGACCATCATCGTTCTCTTTCATCTCAGATTCTATAATCATTCTTGTCTGAAGAACCAAAGGATCAAATGTATCATATTGTATTGAATCATTTCCAGGTATAGCATCAGGGTTCCCAAGATTTGATTCTCTAACATTAATCAATCCATAATCTTGTAGTGAACTACGTAAATGATCAATCTCTTCTTTAGTCAATTCTGGAATTGATTCTATTATCTCAGAGAGTTCCATAACTTGCACAGTACCAGCAGCATATGCACCTCTTGCTCTACCTGTAGGATCTGAAATAAATTTCCTATCTGGTGTACTCAGGAACCAAGTAGTCTTTGGATTAGCCACTTCTATATTAAATCCTAATTTAGAATTGTCTTCGTATATATGATAGAATTCTCTAGCAGATATTAACATATCCCTAAAAGCATCTTCACTCATTTCTTTTGTATTGAATTCAGCCTTCTGACATGTAAGAACATGGTTTGCCCATTTTTCAGCTACAGAAGTGTAGTCATCTAATTCATCCTTCACCTCTTCCATTGTCATTTGCTGAATCTCTTCATCTGGAATCTCCTGTCCTTGTAGGGCAGCTTTTTCCATAATCTTTTGTCTGGCTTGATTAATAACATACTCTTGTAGAATACCTGTCTTAAACTCTAGCTCTTCTGCTTGACTGTCATCATCAAAAGCCTTCACTCTAAATGCATCTGGTCTCTTAGAGATTTCTCCTACTAATTCATTAATAGGAGTGGTGAGAATAGAATAATGTTTAACGTGAGCAGGTAGTTGAAGATTAACTTCAAGCATCTGTGTAAAACTTTTTACTGTTGGCTCTTGATAAAAATCCTCCATACGAAGAATTCCTTTTACAAGATCATAGTTCTTTACAAACGTATCTCTGTTTTTTACATATTCAGCATAAGCTTTATTTGCAAAATAATCCATTGTATTCTTAATCCAACTTTCATCTTGTTTTTCTTTATCTGTTTTAAATTGATCAGGAAAGATGTTAAGATAGGCATACCTAATGGTAGCATCTTTTGTATATCTAATTATTGCCATTATATAAAAAGTTTACTTTTTTGTTTACGATTTCCACCAAATAATGTGGATGATGATTGTGAAAATAATTTATTATTATTTTTCTTATTTGAATAAAGTGACATCACTCTAGGATCTGAACTTCCTCCAATTCTTCCCATAATAGGATCCATTTTCATAGCTTGAGCTATTGCTAATTCTGCTGCTACGATTCTATCAAAGTTACCATTGTCATTATATTGTATAATCTCCTCTAATAGAACAGGATCAAATATCTTGCTCACTCCTCTAACTTCTTTGATTACAACACCAGCATCATCTTTCTCTGATATAATAATTTCCTCCATATACTTCTTAAGACAGTTGTGAAGGTAATCAATTATCTTACCAGATGAACGATGAACACCATATTCTCTTTTAACAGTGGTGTTAGGAACAATCTCTTGTAACCATTGAGGTTGTTTCTCTAGATAATGAGCATCTCCCTTTGCTTTCATATATTCAATAAATGATATATCATCATTCTCACAAAGGGTTCTAGCATTATAAAACTTAATAAGGAGTCTTGCTTGTTCTTCCCACACATCTTTATTATCTGGTCTAGCACAATACGAAGCTACGAACATATCTTGATATTTCTCTCCCATAAGATCGTGCATTCTCTTATATACATATACAGATCCTAAAGAAGAACTGTATGCTGCTTTACCTTGTCTGTAGGGATCCACTCCAGCTACATATAATCCATAAGGAGGATTTTCTACAGGGAATTCATATACAACAATTGGAGCATCTTTCAGATCGTTATTCTTTAGAGGAAAGTTTGATATAGGAAGTTTATCTGTAAACTCATGACTCACCTTGTCCTCATCTTGAAATAATATAATAGGAGTTCCTGTACGGTCCTGTTGTAACAACCTAGCTTTCTGCCTTTTAGCTGGTTCTATATCAAAGATGTTTGTATCTTCATTTAAGAATATATCATCTACCTCCATAGGGTAGTACATCTTTTCTTTTAAATAAGCTATTCTATCACCAGCTTTCTTAAGTCTTTCTAGATTACTATTAGTAATTTCAAGTGCTTTCTGTTCATTACTAACCAGCATTTCTATATTATGTAAGTCACTTCCAAGAGGTTGTTCTAGAAAAGCTCCTAACGTAGACTTCTCTTTAGCTTCCATCCTATACTTATAGGAAAGAAATAATCCATGTATACGTTTCTCATCTTTTGAGTTGTTATATGTAAGAAAGTTAAAATTGTCTACATCAAACATTAAGCTCTTTGCATCCATGAACTTCTTCATATCTCCACCTGTACCTGTAAGAATTGGAGAACATCCCCAACCAAATGGTGTGGTAAAACCTGGAACAGCAGCTTGTAATCCTCTAAGAAAATTACCCTTACCAATCTCATCTATAATAAGCTTACGTGGTTTTGTACCAGCAATAGCTTCCTCATTATTACCTTCATCAAGGTTACGTACAAGAATAGAAGAGAAAGGTATTCTCTCTCCTCCTCTGGTTTTAATACCCAATGTCACTTGACTCTTCCAATTGTCCTCAATTCTTTGCCATCTCCAAGCTTCTGGTAGGAAGTTAAGTCCTTTATCAATCTTATCTGTAATCAGTTTTATATCTGGAGAGTTTAGTCCAGCTATAATGTTTTGGGAGTTCTCATCAAATGTAGCTCCCCATGATATATAAGAAGCCTCAATAACACTCTTAGCAAACCTTCGTATACCAAGAATGACTAAGCCTTTCTTTTCATTATGTGCCCTATCAATCTCATTTGTCACCACCCACTCATTATCTCGTAGATAAGGATTGGCATATTTCTGATTAATTCTACCTCTCTCATCTATAATATCCACCTCTGTATGCCAGATGTTTAAATGCCAATAAAGAAAGGGGTTAATATAAACCCCATTCATCATTGCTCCATTTAAGCAAAGTTCTTTATGAAAATCAAAGAACGGTTTATGTTCAGCAGAATCTTTATCTGGGATTCTTTTCTGATTAGCAAACCAATCTTTGTAATCTATATTCTTTAGTTCTAAACTCATTTTCTGTTTTTAAGGAAATCTTCAGCCATAGAGCTCATCTCTCCTTTACCCCTAATCTCCACTTTACTCTCTTCAGCACTTCTAAGCTTATCTACCACCTCAAGAAGAGATAGGTAGTTCTTCATTGTTTCCTGTACAAACTTACCCTGTGCTTCAATACTAGCTATCACCATTGGCAGCATACCACCTTTGGATGTAGGCTTCCATTCAATTCTATCCTTAAGCTCATGAAGCTGATTAGCTGTCACATATGCCCTCCAGGATGTTAATTGTTCTTCTGCCCAATCAAGCTCTGTATTAATGTATGTAGTTTTTTTAATAGTCGCCATTATCTTCTTCTTCTTTTAAAATATTATCAAGGTCTAAGCCCTGTCTTATAATATCATCTATTTCACTCTCATCTGTATGTGGAATATCCATATCTAGTTGAGCTTTGTATTTAGATAGGGCATATACAAATTCCTTATCTGTTATTCCCCATATATCTCCATAATCTGCTAGGCTCGTTGCAATGTGTCTACCTATATTATATTGTGGATAGGAACTATGTAGTTCGTTTAATATACTGATTGTCTGATTGTAATAGTTTGGTTTCTTCGACATGTCCATAAGTTTATACAAGAATGCCTGCTCCTTGTGCTGTCAGCTTTGTTACAGCTGGCTTAACCACAGAATTCAGAATAGCTTGTATTTGTTCATTAGCTATTTGTTGTGTATCAGCTGTTATTCCAGGGGTAGCACATAATGCTGCTAATCGTTCAATCATCATAAAAGAATCTTGTGTCATTTGGTTTTGGTTCATGCTAATTCGTTTAAATCGTCTTCATCAGACAGTTTTATTGTTTGGGTTAAATCTTTTTCTACATTTTCAAAATTAATGTTCTCTCTCATATATTCACTATTAAAAGAGACACCTAATGTATCTTGTTCTTCTCCATGTATTCCCATTATGTCAATATATTCCACACCTCTATGATAGAGATCATGCAATGTATCCATTAATATCTCTATAGGAATTTTCTTTAATATTATTTCTTGTCCATCCATTATAATTGTTTTAATTCTTCAGCTATATTTTCTTCCACTACAGCTAGCCATTTATTCAAAGGACAGCTACAGGAAAGGCATTTAGTTTTTGCAGACAGCGTACATCCACAATCTGTGCAATGAACATCCAATCTGAATGTCTTATGCTTTGTAGAAATAAGAGGACACTCTTTACATATAGAGATTCTCTCTTTAGCCACTTCCTTAATGGCTTTTTTAAGTTTGGCTGGGGGAACTAAGTTGTTTCTCCATCCTTCATATACTTGTGAAAAATCAATTTTCATCAATCTTTGGTTTTAATGATTCAATTGCCATCCTTATATTATCTAGCTTCACTGTTAATGACTGCCTCTTTGTTTCTGTAATATCCTCGTTTAAAAGCGTTTTTTCATGTATTGCTTTAAAATGTAATAACTTATCTATTTGTTTAGCTGCTTTCTTTTTATTAAAGAGCATCTTTCCAAATCCAGCTATCTCTACACTATGATTATTAGCCATTGCCTCATTAGTAGATTGATATTGGTGATCTACCACTGCGTCTATTATCTTCTCACTTGTAAGCATCTTCACTGCTAACACCCTAACAAGATAATCTTTCACTGACAGACTCCTTGGCTTATCCATGTGTAATTTTTATTTCCATTTGAATATCCTTTTCAAAATTCAGAATAATCACTGGATTAACCTTCACCTTTGTTCCGTCCTTAACCAACACCCCTATCTTCTTCAGCTTACTAATCATATTGTTAATTGTAGGAGACGTTGTATTGTATTTTGCACAAAACTCTTGTCTGATGTTGGCGTAACTGATGTTTCCTTTAATGGCAGCAAAAGCTATCAATTGAACTTCTCTTTGTGTAAGATGGAGATTGTTAATGGCTGACAAAACATTATAATACATCTGAGCAACAGCATATTGATCCCCTAAAGGCTTTTTAAGCTTCTGAACAATTACACTATTTTCCATATTTAGTTTATAATAATAAGCAAAGATAGACCAATTAACAACATCTACAAATAACTAATAACAATATTTACTAATGTTATTGCTATATTATGTATTAATTTCCTATGCAGGTTTCCAAAACACCATAATAACATTAACAAAAAACAACCCTATAATCAATTCCTCTTCTGTAGAACCATCATCTAATGTATATTCATTAAAAGACAACCCTGTATAATAATAAGGATTGTTAAGTGCTTTAATTTCAAATGTAGTTGTTAACTCTCTATATCCCCTAAACCCATACACTAAAGCCAACACTAACAAAAATCCTGCAAAGAATAACAATGTCTCAATCATAATAAATTTGTTTATACGTATATGGAATTAATTACACCTTCCCCACCCACTCACCCCAAAGGTCAATGTTTATTTTAAGACCACCAAATGTTTTTCCAGATATGTGCATATATATGTGAGAATGTCCCCCCTATATTAAAAATTTTTTATAAGCCCCCCCACCCCATTATATTGGGGAGAGAGAAGGTTACTCCACATATCAACCCCTCCTAAGTTTGGGCAAGTGGGTGTAATCCCCACACTAAAACATTGCCTCTCATCATTATGCCATTAGAATTTAAAAAGTATGAATCAGCAGAAGCAGGTATTTTCGAAGATCTTGGAACTATCAGATCTGTTGCAGGTAAAGGCGGAGAAATTGGTTTCATTCCAAAGAATTGGAATAACACTGCAAAGAACGTTGCAATTGTTATCTTCAAGAAGAATGGTACTTCTGCCACAGTATCAGCAAGCAAGCCACTAAGCGTTGCACTGCGTGCTAAAGAAGTCAGCATTCGTCAGTTGATGAAGTTTCAGTTAACTGAAGCTCCTAACGGAACAATCTTTGTCAGTATGCCAGGTGGTGGTGCTCCAATTCAAAAGCACGCTGTTGACAGCATCAAAGATGAAGACTTTGAGGTGGAGGAATTGTCTCACGAGGACACTATTGCAATGTAATGCAATCTAAGAAAGGGCTAATCGCCCTTTCTTTTCTTTTATATACAATCTTTAAGCTGTAAACTGCAAGAGAATAGTAAACTTTATATAGTATTTGTATATAATATAATAGGTGTATCAACAGTCTTGGAATATAAACAACATTTTCAAACAGCTATATTATACAAATGTAACATACATATAGCATTAACATATTACAATTGTAATGAGACACAATAATCAGATGTACACTTATAAGATAGAGATAGGCTTATAAGAGCAAAGCAGGTACATCAGTGATAAATATTTAATGCATTAGATTGTTATTAAATATCATTCTCATTGCAATTGTATTTTTATTCACACACAAAAAACAAAATTATGAAAGAGTATATAATTACATACCAACGTACAGATGGTTCTTTTAGATTTACATTCATTGATGCTAATAACATTGATCAAGCTAAAGAATTAGTATATAATGATAAATTAGATTGTGTTCAGATATTAAGTGCTGAATGTAATTACTAAAGTTTATTCTCCTGGGACACAATAATCGTCAACTGTGGTCATCATGCTACACGTTTGGGTTATTGTGTCTACGAGATTTTAATGCACCAATCTATCTTCCCAAGGGATAGCAGTTATAACATAGTCGAGGTTAGTAGACTTTATATAATCAACTTAAGATAAGGTTATATAAAGAACGAAAGCCTAAAATCCACATATTGGAGTAGACGTACAAAAATGTTATAGCTGAGTGCAGAGGGATTTTATGTGGTGATACATGGATTAACCAAATATATTGGACAATTAATTGTATTCCAGACAGCAGGAAGACTGCTCACCACATTTTTCATTTACACACATTAAATAATAATTATATGAACAAACAATTTCTATTACAAATGCTTGAATTATCAAACACTAACAGACCATTTAAATATGTAAGTGAGTTATTGTTACAAATAGCTGTTGATCCTGAGCTTGATGATAATGTATCTATTGATGATTTTGATAATGAGTTCTATTCAGTTAGGAGTATTAGCTGGATTAAACAATGTTTCAATTTTAATTTAAAATAATATTAATTAAACCTTATAAATCAATTAGTTATGAATGCAGCAATAGAATTTAACAGTTTTGTTACAGGTAAACCAGATGTTATATGTGCTTATGTAAGAAAGGTAAATTATGGTGAAGATCATTATAATGTAAGTCTTCCATTGGGATATACAGAGGAACAATATGCTAATTTTATGCTTGATCTAGATTTTACATATGATAATGGATTTGGAGGACAAGAAGTAGATGGTGAAATATGGTTTAAAGATGGTACATGGGCTGATAGGGGAGAATATGATGGTTCAGAATGGTGGAACTATCATAAATGTCCTAAAGTACCAACATTTCTTTATCCTTTAGAAGAAGAATTACCTTTTGATCAGGCAAATTATTGGGATGGTGATGAAACATCTAAACAATAATTTTAAACAACAATTATAAATCATTAAACTACAATTAGTTATGAAAAAAGATTATTCAATACAGTTAATAATAATGTTAATATTTGGAGCATTGTTATTTATAATAGCAACAAGTTCTTGTTCTGTAAATAGAGGAGGATATAAAGCTCCTAAAACATGGCATTGTGTAGTTGGTAAACATCAATTGAGATGATAATTTCAAATAAATATTATAAACAATTATAAATCAATCAATTATGAAAGAAAGTTTAGAAAAATTCACAGCCATTATATTTGATGGTAAAATAGACATCAATGATTTCTATCATGCTAGCTTTACAGATAGATGTATTAGATTCCAGGGTAAAGCTAATAGTGATGTAATACATAAATACAAGGATGCAGGTTGGAAATTCACATTAGATGATAGTGCTACTATTATAGAAGGTGATATGGATAATGTATCTTTAATATTCACATTTTAATATATTCCATATATGAGAAAGTATATTAATATAATAATGGGCATTGTTATGTTCATTGTTACAACAGCATTAATTGGATGTATTATATATTTCACTAATCCAACCATATTATCAATAGCACTAATATGTGTTATATCTGGAGTTGGGTATATAATTTCTTATTTATTTATCACTGATTATTTAAATTAAATCATTATGAAAGATCATCAATTAGAAAAAGTTAAAAGAATAGAAGTGAGTATTAAGCTATTTGGCTTAATTCTCGTTCTCACATCGTTCATTTATTTATTACTTTACATTAAATTTGCAAAATAATGAAAGCATTAATTATTATTTCAATATTAGCCATATTGTTTACATCATGTAGACCAACTAGAGGTTGTCCTGCATATGATAAAACATTTTGGTATAGAATGGGTGGATCTCGTCCATTTTTAAGATAGTCGTTTTTTTTTATTAGCAGTTAAAAAGGACTCTGGGTATTTCTATACCTGGAGCCATTTTTATTCATTTATTCACACACATTAAAAAATTATTAATTATGAGTACAATCACTCTTACACCAATTGAGTTTGATCTATTCAAGGACATTGCAGACTTTTATTTTGACTTCACTGTTAAAATGGGAATTGTACATGTTATAGCTAGCACAGAAATGTTAGCTAAGCTTGGATATTAATTCATTAAAGACTATCTTTGTATTTTACAGAGGTAGTCTTTTAAATCTTAAATTATGAGTGATTTTATACCAGCTAGATTAGTACCAAAGAGCTATAAGCCTTTGAAACTAGAAAAAGGAATGTTCTTTGTTACAATAAAGAACAATGCTATTCATTTACATACACTTAATTTTGTTCCTAAGGATGTAGAATTATATACCCAATTAAATGGAATGCCTGTTGAATTATATATAGTTTATGAAGGCAATTCAAATCTTAATGAGTTTGAAATCTTAGCAACACCAGAACAAATAGGTTGGTTTGATGATGGTGATTATTCTGATGAGATATCAGATATTACAATTAGACAAATCAACATTATATTCTCTGAGCATGAAGGATTTATAAATCTTGAATATGATATAGATGCAGATAAACCTGTATTATATGATAATAAAGTGACTATGAGATTTATAAATGACTCTGGACCTATAGATTTTGATGATTGGGAAGATTTTGATGAGGATGATCAAGATAATAATGAGAATGATTTTGAAGATAGATTAATTAACGAATAAATTTCATATATATGGAACAATTAGAAAAAGCAATAGAGAAAGTATATTATATGTTCTTTCTAAGAAAAGAAAGAGATAACAGTAGAATAACAGGTAAGTTTAACACTGTACATCCTCCAAGAAAACCATCATACCAACAATGGTGTAGAGAATTTAATGTATCAATGCTCCATAATAGAGTGATTGTACATATGGACTAATTCAGGTGTGTGGATAGTAAATATGCCCTCAACATTAATTTGTTGGGGGCTTTTTATTTAACTTAAATCAATTAAAATGGATAATACACAATTAAATAGGCTATTAAATGCAGCCTGCGAAATCATTATTTTGTTAGAACATCATGCTGATACATATATTGCAAATAAGATTGAAGCTTTGTTTCAAGAAATAAAATATTCAGATAACTTAGATGCTGATATGGAAGCACAAGATTGGGAAACTTTTAAAGAAAACAAAATATGAAAAAGCTAATAACATTAGTTATTACAATGGTAATAACAATAACAATTTATGCACAAGACAGTACAGTGTTAAAATCAGAAGCTCAGAAAATGTGTACTTGGAATGACACATTAAGAGATTGGAACTGTCCTGATGTTTTATACAAAGAAGTAGCAATTGTATTAAAGAATGAGGTGTTCTATGTAAATGATGAATATAATTCAAAATATAAATTGACTTCCAAGGGTGATTTAACAAAGTATGATGAGTACAATTTAATTGTTTTCAATAATGTAATTGACAAAGATGGTGAAAGATGTGTTTTGTCTATGATTACACTTGTAAATGGTAATACGTCAATGTACATTGATTACAAAAATAAACAATTGAGATATTTTTTCAATATCCCAAATTAAACATTAAATCAAAATTTAAACTAGAAAGCCATGGCAACAAAATTATCTTACAAAAACGCAACAGAAAAGAAAGAAGTTAGAGATTTTTTATTCTCTTTATTTGCAAAACATCATTTTAATAAAATAGTTGGATTACCTGGTCCAGATATAAATGATTATATATCGTTTTGTAAATCACATGGGTATAAGAAGTTTAAAATGTATGAAATGGATGCTGTTATTCTTAAGAAACAGTTAAAAAAGATTAAAACACACAGAGCATCATTAATACATGGAGACATAATCAAAGCTAATCCTAATAGAAAAGATGTACTCTATGATCTTGATTATTGCGTAACTGTTAGATATATGAAGGAACATATTGAAAAATTCAATAATAACTTCATTATGACATTTAGCAGAAGAATCAAAGACATTGAAACTATTACATCATTCTTTCAGGCAAAAGATGAAGAGGTTATATCTATTGTTACAAAGTTCTACCCAAGAGAACATAAGATTTACAAGACAGATAAAGGAAATGAATACATATATATTAATTACAGAGATACATCTAATATGTGTTGTATAGCTAAAATAAATTAATTATGCCTACAATAGATATTCCAGATAAGATATGTTCTCATTGTGGTGGTATTAGATGGATAACTAAAAAACAAAAATATGTTCGAAAAAATGGAAGTATTGGCGAAAGTATTGCAATGATATGTAATGTTATACAAAATGATTATGAAAAAAAATATAATGCTAAAAATTCTGATAAAAGAAAACTTGTTTATAAAAAATATCACAATAAATTAAAAGATGATTTAGAATATAAAGAAAAAAATAAAAAACGTTCAAAATTATGGCGTGCATCTCATCCTGAAAAAAGTAAACAATCTTCTGTTTTGTTTAGATTAAATAATGAAATAAAAATTAAAAAGTGGAAAAAAGAATATAATAATAAATCTACAACAGAATTAAATGACTATTATGTTAAAAAATTAATTAAGCAAGATACAATTTTAAATTCTAAAGATATACCACAAAAACTTATAGAATTAAAACGAAAACAATTATTATTAACAAGAAAATCAAAACAAAATGGCTAAAATTAAAAAAGTACAAACAGTAATAGAAACAGCAGTAAAAACAGAATTTATTGATGATGTTAGAAGAGCATTACAAAACTTTGGAGATTCTAATGCAACATTATATAATGAAACAAAAGATCTTAAAGTGTGTCAAACAGCTATAAAAGCTTATAACTCAGCCATTAATGCTGCTAAAACACAAATTATTTACAAGAAAATTACTGGAACTCCAGCAGAAATTCCATTTTTATCATAATTAAAAACCCACACACCATGGCAACATTAGTATGGAGTAGCAAAGACTACTCAAGACATCACATTCAAGTGTCAGAAACAAATGACAATGTAAATAAGCTAATGAATAGCATATTTACTTATTCCAGGGAAAAGAGTGAGAGGATATTTGTTAGTAATAACAGATATTATTATGCTCCAAGCCCAGAATACAAAGCATTCGTAGTTAGATTTAAAGGAATTAAAAAATAATAAAAAGTGAAACACAAATTTATAAAAACAGAAGATATATGGTATATTGACTTACCAGAATTTATTGAACAAGGATTAGGTACCAAAGCTAATTTAATGATGGTTGCAGGAGCAGATCTAATGTTAGACATTCTATCTAATGATGGAAATGAAATCACATTAGAATTTTCTAGTGAACCAATTGAAGGTAGCCAACATACATTAGTCAAACAAAGATTTGGTTTAGATAAAGAACTATTAAGTAAAATAGGACATGCACCTGTAGATTATGGTGCTTATTATAACTGGAAAGAAAATAACAGTCAATCTGTTTGGTTATGTCCTGTTACAGAATATGTATTTAATGGAGCATATCCAGAAAAAATATACGTAAAAGTTTAATATGGAACTAATTTTCAATTGGTGCGTAGATGTATTAATATTCCTAGCCAATGTGCTAGGAATAACATACAAAGAGATTAATGTATGGATATTCTGTATAATAGAACCTATTGTATTTATATACATGTTAACATTAATTATTAAACAAAACAGATATATTAAAAGAATTATAAACTAATCACAACCTGTCGTGATCCAAATCTTAATTAGATCATTTGCCCTTGCACCCTTGTCTCAGGGTTGGGATAAACATAGATTACTTGACTTTCTTCTTCTAATTAAGATGTATGAGGTCTTTTTAAAGATAAAGTAATCAGGGAGGTTTCTCTGTACCAGAACAGAAGCTTATTGATCATTGTTTATAGGTCTTTAGTTGGTTCTACCCTAACTATTGATCTATAAATGATGATTTATTGATTGATAAATTATGGCTGATATGGCGGATATATGGCGGATTAAAATCATTTTGTTGACATCACCAATATGATGAAATATAGTTGTATATTTGTCAAATTCAGTAGTATGACTACTGATATATGAGAAAAAGTAAACCAATAGCTTTACCAATAGGTATGTTTAGTAAAGATATAGCTTTACATATTATGAGCTATTTAGTTTACATAATAAATGATTAATCCACCAAAAAGTGCCTTATATGACACATTATGATGTATTTATGCGACATTTAAGACACATTATCATACCAAAAAGTGCATTATACGACACTTTAAGCAACATAAAAATTAGAAATATAAATCTAAAAACATAAAAATTAGGCGCAAAAGAATATAAATAGGAGCAAATTAGAAATATATATCTAAAAGTATACGCAATAGGGTATAAATAGACAGAATATTAAGAATTTATATGCTAAAGGGTATAAACCGTTCCAATTTGTCACACCTTCAAATAAATTAAATTATGGATCATCCAGTAACAATATTAAGAAATAGATTAATTAAAATAGGTATAACCATTGAAATGGTTAGTAACTATCCATGGATATACTTAGATAAGGTTAATGGTAATGTAGTGAAGGAAAAATACTTTGCTAATCATGGCTTTACAATAGGATTTAATCCTGCAAAAGTGGGAGATGTATTTAGTTACACTGATCTTAAAGAAATATTTAAAATTATTAGAAAATATAAATAATTATGGCGGACATAACAAAATGCTTCGGAGAAGAAGATGAAATCATCTGCCCTTATAGAGACCGTTGTTACAGATTTACAGCAAAAGCTGATGAATATCAAAGTTACTTTCAAGGGATGCCACTTAAAAATGATAAATGCGACCACTATTGGGGAGATGGTGGAGAAAATATCTGGAATCAATCAACAGAAATAGAAACATTATGACATCAAAAGAAAAAGCAGAACAATTATGGGGTAAATATTTCCAATTAAATTATGATTGGGATGGAGGGACAAAGGACCAATGGGCAAAAGAAGGTGCATTAATAGCAGTAGATGAGATATTGTATAATTGTTATGAAGTTATGAAACCATTTTGGGAAGAAGTTAAAAAAGAAATAGAATTATTATGATAGTACAAACAATACATGAAATCCTTAATCCTTTTGATGTAGAAACACCATTGGGATATGGTGTGGCAATATTTATGATCGCAGGTTCTATTCATTCCAATCCACAATTTATCATCAGGCTGTATAATACAGGTGAAGTTAGAACAGTGGATCAAAATGATATTAAAATTTACGGTAATCCTACAACTGGAGAACCATTAACACCTAAAAAATAATCATGACTATATTTGAAGTTTCAGTAAAACTAGAATTAATAGACAAATCTGATAATCATCACAGTTTTGCACGTACATTCACTTCTAATGAAGGTTTTTACGAGTGTTGGGAACAAATAGATATATTTAGAAACAGCAAGTTTGCTGAACAACCAACAATAACACATGTGCTTAACACCGCATCATTAGATGTAATATATTAAAAAATTATGAAAACACCAATGGAATTAGCTCTATCTAGAATAGAATTAATGAAAGATATTAAACCAGATAGTATACATTGGCAAATGTTTAAGGACAATTACATATACATGGAAAAGCTAATGATGGTGGATAAACAAATAGAACTGTATAATCAATTAAACACATTAGGCTTGTTATTACCAAATTCAATTGGTTTTGAACTAGCAGAATTAAAAAACAAATTATGAGAAATGAAGAATTATACGAATATGTATTCCATTTTAATCCATATAATGAATTATGGAGTGCAATACCTAGAGACATCTACCAACAATATTTTAACAATAATGAGATGGATGGGGTATTAAAATCAAAAGAATTAACAACATTGTTTTCTTTAATAGGAAAAGGTGCTACCTTTGTAAACTCAATTAGATAATACAGTTATGGAAAATCGAGTTGGTTTAAGAAGCAATACATCAAACTATCAGAAATTATTGAGAGTTATAGCATTTGGAAAACATAACTTAGATATATCCAATAGTAAAACCCTTAAATATTTATATATAGGTAAAACTTATTATTTATTACGTTCAGGAGAAATAATGATTAAACGTGAATGGCATGAAAAAGGAAATCCAGAATATATAGTGTGTGGATTACATGAAGAATGTGTTGCTACTAAAAAAAGACTTAAAAAATAATATATGAAAGTTTATATCTATGACATAGAAACTATGCAGGAGTTATTCCTAATAGGCTTATTTGATCCAGAGACAAAAGAATATCAAGAGTTTGAAATAAGTAGATGGAATAATTCACTTGACAGGTTCATTAAGTTCATAGAGAATAAAGATGAATATTATTGGGTGGGCTATAACAATCTACGTTTTGACAGTCAGGTGATTGAATATGTTATTAAGAATTATGATGATTGGCATCATCTATCTGGTCTTGAAATATGTGCTAAAATTGCACAGAAAGCAGCAGATGTGATTCATGATGCTAATTATGATGTATTTCCTGAATACAGGGAACATGAACTCTCATTGAAACAATTAGATTTATTTAAAATAAACCATTTCGATAATAAGAATCGTATGGTGAGCTTAAAAAGATTGGAGTTTGAGATGGATCTTGAGAACATTGAAGAGATGCCCATTCATCATCAAAAAATTGATATGTCGAAAAAAGACATAATTCTCACCATGAACTATTGTAGAAATGATGTAATGGCTACTTATGAGTTCTATAAGATAACTACAGGTGATACAGAGCATCCTTTGTATAAAGGAAATAATCAGATACAGCTCAGAATGGATATAAAGGAAGAATTTGGTATTAACTGTCTTAATTATTCTGACAGTAAAATTGGTGATGAGATGATTAAGAAGTATTATTGCCAAGAGAAGGGTATAGAATATGCACAGCTACCAAAGAAAGGTTATTTTAGAACAGAAATCAATGTAAAGAATTGTATTGCCAGTTATGTAGAATTTAAAACACCACAGCTAAAAGAGTTCCTCAAGAAGATTAAAGCCATTAAACTAAAGCTGTTAGATGATTTTAAAGAGAGTGTAGTGTTTTATGATAACACCTATTCATTCATGAAGGGTGGTTTGCATACAGAGAATAGTCCAAAGATATTTGAAGCTGATGATGAATATGAAATCATTGATTGGGATGTATCTTCTTATTATCCTGCGATCATCATTAACAATGAGAAATATCCACAACATCTAGGTAAAGATTTTCTTAGAGGATATAAGCAAATGTTTGATAAGAGACTAGAACTAAAGCCTTTAGCTAAGACAGATAAGAAGATTAAAGGGATTGTTGGTGCTCTTAAGCTCGCTGTTAACTCTGTTTATGGTAAAAGTTCTGACATGCAGAATTGGATATATGATAGACAACTAACTATGTTTACCACCATAACTGGTGAACTATCACTAATGATGTTAATTGAAGCATATGAACTTAGAGGTATACATGTTATATCTGCTAATACAGATGGTGTAACACTGAGAGTTAAGAAATGTGATCTTGAACTAATGAAAGCTATTAACAATTGGTGGATGGACCTCACTAGTTATGAGTTAGAACGCACTGATTATAAGAAGATTATATTTTCAACAGTTAATGATTACCTAGCAATTAAAACAGATGGAGAAGTTAAAAAGAAAGGAGATTTCCTCACAGATTTCGAATTACATAAGAACAAAAGTGCTAGAATTGTACCATTGGCACTTGAACAATATTATATTCACGATATACCTGTTGACATTACTATTAGCAGTCATAATAATATCTTTGACTTCTGCCTAAGACAAAAAGCAAGTAGGGATTTTCATTATGAAGGGCACACTAAGAATGGTAAAACAGTGTATAATAAGCTTATTCGTTATTATGTCTCTAATACAGGAGAGAAACTAATGAAGGTAAAGAATGATAGCTGTACAACAAATGCTGCTCCTATTAGTCAAGTTGAAGCTGGTGAATGGGTAATGACCGTATGTAATCATCTTACAAAGGATCATCCTCTATCTAATATCAATTATGAGTATTATATAGAGAAAGCAAATAGAATCATACATAAGATACAGCTAGAAGGTAAGAAAAGAAAAGTCAATATTGACAAAAACCAATTAACATTATTCTAATGGCAAACGTAAAAAAATCTGTTAACAAATTAACAGTAAAAAAATATATAGTGATATATGATGATAATAAGGGATTTGTTGAACAATGGGCAATGGGTAGTTCAAAGGAGATTATTGATCATTTTAATGAAGATCCTGAATTATATATAAATGCTGAAGAGTTTCTTACAATATATGAACTTGGTTCAGCTGTTCAATTTAAGTTTGTAACACCACAAATAGTATTAGATTTATAAAAATATATACAATGGCTATTAATCGCACAAATATTGCAACACATTTAATTGAATATCAATTAACTATGGTGGGTAAAACTATGGCTGATGCTCAAAAAGATGATATGTGGTTCTTTAATTGGACATTTACACAGGAACAGCATGAAGAGTTCAAAGCTTATGCTCTTCCTTTGATTAAGAAAGTGTTTAAATGCAATAGAGCTAAAGCACAAGATACATTTGCTTGGTTTGATTTGCAATTTGGCTTACGTATAAAAGAAAAAGAATGAGAAGAATAAAGAACTTACTACGTTGGATCCCAATCATCTGGAAAGACAGAGATTGGGATTTTTATTTCACATATGAAATCTTGAAGAAAAAACTTGAATTCCAAGCAGAATATACAAGAAAGTATGGATATCATGAAGCTTCTTTACGTGATGCTGATAGAATGCAAACTTGTGTAAATCTTATTACTAAGTTACAGAATGAAGAATATATAATTATTCCAGTGACAAATAGAGAATACACTGAGCAAGATTTTAAGAATGATCAAATTAGACATGATAAAGCAAGGAAATTATTGTTCAAAATATTAGAACAAGACATTGAAAGATGGTGGGATTAATTTAACAAATAAAACTAAAAATTATGAAAAATTTTGAAGATTGGGAAAGAGAATATCTTACAGATTTCATATATTTGCAAGAACAAGGTTATGAATTAGATCGAAAAATTGATGAGCTGATGAATGAACGTACTCCTGCAAATATAGTAGTTATAGACAAAGATAAAATATTAGAACATGAACCTATCAAATCTGAAATTCTCCCATTTTAGTTCTATCCAAAGGAGAGGATATAGTTTAGATATGATTTTTCTTCTCAATTTAATTGTAGAAGAACAACCAGATCTTGAGAAGCTATGTTCAGAAATTCCAAAGATAGAAGCTATATACCAAGGCATACAAAGAAAGGGACTAATAACAGAAGAGGGTAAATTAACTCTACCTGGAAAAGAACTAATGGCTTTCTTAGAAACAGAAGAAGATGAATCCTCTGAACTTGTTAAGAAAAAACCTAATGAAGATGATTTTAATTCATGGTGGAAAGCCTATCCTGGAACTGATACATTTACACATAAGAACAAAAGTTTTTCAGGTAGTAGAAATCTTAGAGCTAAGAAGGATGAATGTAAGATTAAATTTGATAAGATAATAGAAGAAGGAGAATACACTGTAGCTGAATTGATTGAAGCTGTAAAACATGAGGTGCTCCAAAAGAAAGAGAATTCTGTAGCAACTAGTATTAACAAAATGACATTCATGCAAAACAGTCTCACCTATTTGAATCAAAGAACATTTGAGCCATTCATAGAGCTTATTAAAGAAGGACACAAGATTGTAGAAACACAAATTATAAAAGGGAGTACAGACATATGAGTTTTGAACAACTTAAACAAGAAGTCCAATCAGGAATGGATGGTAGGAACAATGGTATTCCTATGGGTTTTGATAGGCTTAACAAGCATATTGGAATTAGAAAGTCCATATATACACTAGTAGGTGGTAACACTGGTTCTGGTAAGACATCATTCATTGATGATGCTTATGTATTAAATCCATTTGATTGGTATATTGATTCTAAGAGAAACAACACAGACATAAAGCTTAGAATTATATATCGTTCTATGGAAAGAAATAGCACATATAAGCTAGCTAAATGGATCTCTAGAAAGATATTTGTAGACTATGGAAAACTTATTCCTGTAGGAAAGCTTCTTGGTTGGACAGATAAAATGACTCCTGATGAGCATGATTTATTCTTGATGTATGAAGACTACGCAAATCATATGAAAGAAGTGATTACACTTATTGGTGGTCCAGAGAATCCTGTAGGTATAGCTAAAGAGCTAAAAGAGCATGCATTGGCTAATGGTAAGATAGAACAGCTAGATGAACACAATAAGATTTATATTCCTAATAATGCTAATGAGATTACATTAGTAGTATTAGATCATATTGGTCTTCTTAAGACAACAAAGACACAACCCACTAAAAAGGATGCTATTGATAAGATGTCTGATGAACTCAGATATGCAAGAGACTTCTTTGGATATAGTCCTGTTGTTGTTAGTCAGTTTAACAGAAGTATTTCTAATATCACCAGACTAAAGAACGGTGATGTAGAGCCACAACTGGAGGATTTTAGTGAGAGTTCTAGTACACAGAATGATGCAGATGGTGTTTTTGCTCTATTTGATCCTATGAGATATAAGGTGGCAGATCCATCTGGTTATGATCTTAATATTCTTAGAGATG